CCGGGATCCATTTAACACGGCCTACGGACACAATCCTTGTGCAGTACTGCATATAAGGCGCGGATTGCTTGGTGTGCATCCAATCTGCATCAAAAAGGAGCCACGTTGGTCGGATTGCCGATAAGTGCATGATTAAAGGATGCAGGATTTTACGATCCCATGGGGGGTTGGTAATGAAGTAGTCTACGTGGTCCTCCACGTCTACTATATCGAAGGCATCTCTTTTGTATCCGTTAAATCCGTGATCACAGTGGAAAGGGCTCTCTTCTTCTAATTGCGTCACTTTCCATGAAGGCCAACGGTCGCTGGCGTACTCAAGAGTCGGATGGAACCCGTATGTGCCATCTTCTTCAAAGCTACTTATAGCTCTGACTAGCGCCCCATCCCCGGCGCACGGCTCTATATATGTGAAACGTCTCGGTAGGTGCGGCATCAAAGGCTGTACCGCGCTCACAGGAGTCGGATAAAAGTCCCGTTTTTTCCGGGGAAAGTTAGAACGCTTTCCCACTACAAAACAGAGATAGCAAGACCTACCGCATAAAAAGCGGCTAACGCAAAGACGATAGTCATTTACTTTTCCTCCCTGGTTTCTTTACTTCTTCACCACTGGCGATTCTCTTGCCGGTTACTTGCTCAAGCAGCAACGTGAACTGTCCGGATAACGTGCGTCGTTCTTTAGCCGCCATTTCCTTTAGCACATAGTAGCTTCCAATTGGCACTACAACGGACTTCCATTTTTCCGGGTTCATAACTTAGTTATCCTTTACTTCTGGGACACTATCGGATTTATCCAACTTAGTCAAGTTGCCCCAATTAACTCCAAGAGAGATATCGCTAGGGCTTGGGACTTCCAGCTTACACGCCGATTCCATGATCTCGCATAACTCACGGGCTTCCTCTTGTCCAGATACCGAAAAAGCTAGCTCATCGTGTATCTGGATAAGGGGTATCTTGTTCTTCTCTTTGTATACAGCCGCCATTGCAGCCTTGGTCTGGTCCGCAGCGCTAGACTGTATAAGCCTATTTAAGGCTTTGTATGTATACGCACGTTTAATGTTATCTCCGTATTCTATGTGAGCCTCTTCTTTTGGTAATGCACGGGCAGATAGGAACAGGTTGGGCTCCCATAGGTCGAACCGGCACTTGCGACCAAGAAGGGACCTAACGAAACCCCCCTTGTCCTTGTGTGATACTTTACGCTGCACTGCATCCATAAGCTCTTTAACAAAGGGAACATCGTTGTGGTACTGGGCCATGACCCGTTTAGCCTGACCCGTGGACACATCCAACTGCTCCGCTAGCCTTGTCTGGCCCATTCCGTACATAATACCAAGGTTAATGATTTTTGCTTGTTTTCGAGGAATGTTAGCAATATCGGCTACCATTTGGTGGAAGTCTGTCTGGTCGTTTTCCCGGTACGCCTTCACGAAGTCTTCTGATCCGCTGAGTCCCTTGTTTGTGAGGCTGGCAAAGTGAACCAGTATTCTCGGCTCTTGTTGATCGAAGTCCATGGACGCCCACTGCTCTCCCTCTTCAGGTAAGAACAGACCTCGGATCTTACGAGACATAACAGGGTTACGTGCGGGGATTTGCTGAAGGTTTGGGTTAGACATACTGATCCTTCCGGACACAGTACCGCCGCCCTCGGAGCGCAACTGATTTATATGCCCGTGGATGCGGTCCTTCTCGGCGTATCGGAGGATGCTCGCCAGGAAAGTGTTACCCATCTTGTCGTACTCTCTAGCTTCGGCAATCTTTTGTGCAATGGGGTGTTCATGCTGCGCGAGGAAGTTCTTTGTAAAACTTGGCAACCCGGTCTTAGTTCTTCCATAAGGTACATCCAGATGGTCGAAGACCTTGGCGATACTATTCGCAGCCCAAAGCTCCACTTCGACTCCGGTCTCCTTCTTTACCTCAGACTTTATCCCCTTCACGACTTTAATAAGGTCTTGCTTGACTCGTTCGGCAGCGTCGAGGTCAACCCGGACGCCGCGCCAAGTCATTTCTATACAAAGGGGTAATACCGAAGTTTCCATGTCGAAGACCTGCCAGAGGTCTTGCTTGGTTAGTTCCATCTTGAACACCTGCCATAGGTCTAGGGTAAGCTTGGCATCTGCCTCGGCATACTCTCCCACAAAACAAGCAGGCAATTTGTAAAGTTCCGCTTTGGGGTCCACGCCAAACTCCTGTGCGGCTTCTCGAAGCGCGGCCTCCGACTTCATCAAACCCATGTAGTCGTAAGACACGGCATTGAGCGAATAGCTGAACCGGTTCTCGTTTAGAAGGGGTGCCGCCAGCATCGCGTCGATCATCCGCCCCTTGAGTTCTATACCAAGGCGCTTGAGCCAGCCCACATCATAAGCGGCGTTGTAGAAGATCTTGTCCGAGGGGTGGTTTGCAATCTCTTTTTGAAACCACCTTGTAACAATCCCCCGGTCGAGGTTTCCGCCGCCTTCATGGGCAATGGGCAGGTATGCGTTAAACCCTTCATATGCCACGGCAAACCCGACGACATCTCCATGCCCAGTGGCCCATCCTGGACCATGGGTCTTGAGACGTGGGTCCTTAGTCTCCAAGTCAATCGCAATTTCCTTAATGCCTTCAGGTGTTTTGGGCAATTGGTCAAGGGGCACCCATTCGGTTTTAACGCCCCACACCGGCTTTTTAAGATTCTTCTTCATACCTCCGGAAATTCCTTGGTCAATCCGTTGGCAAAAGCCCGGTGTTCGATATTTGATTTTCTTACTTTTAAGTTGGTGCGATGGAGTACGGATTGGGCAAGACGTGTGTCCCGCAGTCTCTGTTCTTCCTGGGCACATTCGAAAGCAACCGCCGCATAACCCGCCCCGTCTATGTAGTTATCCTTCTTGAGCGTTCCCAACTTTCTCCGGGCAATTTTCATTAACTCCATCATATTCGCCACGTCTTCTGCTGACAGAGCCCCTTCTATGTTGTGTAAGTACCCAGTCCACAGTTGGGCAATGTTCTCATGGTTATCCCACATAGGCCCGTAATCCTCGGCTCGGTCACCCCCAATAAGGTTTAATGCTGTCTCCAAAACTTGTTTGGATGGGTCCGTCATTTTTTATTCTCCTTTCTTCAATAGGGATTTTAAGTGATTCGGCGTGTTTAATACCGCTCTTCATACCTTCGGAAATTCCTCGGTCAATGTATACGGCGCACAGGTCGGCTACTTCGTACCAAGCTAGAGCCAAAGTCATGCCCATCTTCCTCTGGTCGGAGTTCCGGTCGTCCAAAACTTGTGTATATAGAAGGTGTGAGGCAAAGGGGGACTCTCCACGATTCAAGGAATCTAGCAGGCAGCTTCTAGCGTACTCTATATTAAGGTACGACACCTCCCAATTAGGGACGGGTTTCCCACTTGAGTACGGGCTCTCTATTATTACCCTCATATGGCCCAACCTTTTTGTGAGTCTTCCGGCATTTTGAGAACGAGATTAGTCTTCGCCCGTGTTACACCGACATATAGAACTCTGTGAGCATCGTCCGGGTTCTTCTCCATTTCCTTAACGGCTTTCCCAGAGAGATCCAGGAACAGCAATACATTGTCGGACTCCCCCCCTTTTGCACCGTGGATCGTGGACAGTTTTATCTTAGGCTTCTCGAATATGTTAACCCCACGGTTTAATAGAGCAGATGCGTATACCCGGTCCTCGTCTTCTATTCGGTCTAGAGCCATGTCCCATGTATCGTCGGGCGTTTCCAATCCGAAGTGACTTCTAAGAACGGAAATTGTAAACAGGTCCTGCTCGTCGGCTCCAGAGAGTATCTTCTTAGCCCCACGCTTCAGGCGTCCTTTTCCACTCGATATGTGGTCATATATGTTAACGGCTTCTTTAAAAGATATTTCATGCCCAGGGTTTTGCTGCATGTGGTTCCAGGAACTGATGGCGTTACGCACGTTCTTCTTTAAAGATGGGGAGCCTTTACGTTCAAAGTAATGACCACTAGATGTCAACCTTTCGGATAACTCATCCAACATGTAATTTGCTTGAGCCATGACAAGCCACTCTTCGTCACCGAACGACACGGTGTTAGCATCAAAAGTTCGCAGGACGCTTCCTTCTTCTCGGCGCGGCTCCCAAACCTTTTTCTGTCGGCTTCGGATACGTTGGACTACGGAATCGGCAATTCGGTGGACGCTGCGCGGTACTCTGTAGGATTGTGATAGAACCTCGGACCCTCCCTCTAAGGAAACGAAGTGTCCTATATCAGCACCTGCCCAGCGATATATCCCCTGGTCGTCGTCTCCTGCAACAAACATCCGTTCGCAGCGCTCGTTAAGACCGTGCGCTACTTTCCATTGTAACGGGGTAAGGTCCTGTGCCTCGTCCAGAAACACTGTCTTCAAAACTGGCAGTCTACCTGGATTCCCGGACAGTTCTACCATCATGTCGGTGAAGTCTTTAAGACCGTTGAACAACTTGAAGCGTTCGTACTCGTTATACACATGTTCGAACTCGTAGTAAGGTATTGTCAGTTCAACCTCATTGTAGGCGTGTCTAGGACCCAGCATAGAGTTACGAGCTAAGTCAACCGCTCTCATAATGGGGTTGTTAGACTTGAGAAGCTTGAACCCATCATCAACTATGTGTTCAACGCCACTTGAGTGTAGGTCAATGCCGGTCTCTTGACCGAAACTTCTAAGTCCCTTGTCGCCAAGCACATCTGCGCTGGACATACCAAGAGCCTGAAACGCCAGACTATGTAATGTTCTGAAGTATGAGAAATCTTTTTCAGGGTCTAGGTTAAACCTCGACACAGCCCTGTCCCGTGCTTCATGGGCCGCTTTCCTTGTAAAAGCAAAATACCCTATGTCATTAGGGGACATTCCACCAGAGAGTAGAGCATCAACCTGATTTAACATCGTTGTCGTTTTACCGGTTCCGGGAGGGCCGAAGTACCTAAACATCTTCGTCCCTCAAGAACACGTCAACCTCATACCCAAGAACATCTAGTATTTTCTCTATTTTATAAATAGAAAGCTGCCTGGAAGCCTCGACGTTTTCATATTCGGCTACAGTCCGTTGGGGCATCTTGGCTCTGTAGGCAAGTTCTCTCTGGGTTATGTTTCTCTCTTCTCTAATGTCCTTGAGAATCTGGCTCCAGTTGTTTCTATTGTTTATCAAAACGGAACGTCCTCTTCCTCAAACTTAGAACCAAAGTTCTCCTCTATCTTGGCAAATGCTGGAACGGACCAACACCGTACCACCCTCCCTTTAATTCTAAATTGGTCCGACCTTCCATCTATGTCCCGCAGTCTCTGGGCTATCTTGTTAGACCGGTACTCAAAAAACTTATTGCGTTTCAAGAAGGCTTCTAAATCCTTGAGCCTGAAGTAAGTACGGCCCTCTTCCTCGTCGGTCCATGGGCGGCGGAGAAGGATCTCTTCTTTGTCCATCGCGGACTGCATGTGCGTCGAGAACTCTTCTAGCATGTCGTAGAACTGCCCTCGTACACTAGTGTCTTCAGAGGTAGTTATAACGGCACCCTCTGTATCCAACATTTGAGACAGGAGGTTGTTCATCTGGGCCTCCCATGCTTGTCTTGTAATAGTGCGGGGCATGAAGTTTATTTGCTCCATGCATAACATCTGGAACCGAGGCTGCTTCTGAAGGCCCTCGGTGTCCAGTTCAACCGGACTGCCGTTCACGTCTAGAAACCAAAGCGGCGGCTCACTGTCGTATTTACGCAGGTTGGCTACGGTCGGCGTGTTTGCTCCGCCGCCCACGCCGTGCTTCCGGCTACGACACAGGTCCTTGTTGCAGAAGTTGCAGATGGGCTGGTCCGCGCACTTGTACTGGTAGTCCTTCTTTTTTATCTGGTCCGCTACAATGTTGACCTCTTTAAGGTCTAGAGGAGGGTCCATGATATGCTGGTTGTATTCTAGTATCTTGGTTTCCCAGTCGTCAGGGAAAGCCTTCCTCAGATATACACCCAGGTTAAATAGTCCGTTGTTTCTGGTGCCCTCCGGAAAGCCTTGTCGCAACAAAGCTTGAAGGCAAGGTGGGCCGTCCTTCAACTTGTCGTCTACCTCTGGAACTTTATCCGAGAGTAAATCATCTAAGTCCTTCTCGCTAATCGAAGACCCTTCAGCTAAGTCTAAGAACTCCTCTAAAGTGGCTGCGCTGCCGTCCTTGTTGAAGGCGTACCGAAGTCCTCCTTCATGGTCGAAGTAAGGTAGGTTAAGGAAGTTTCCGTTGTCCCCCCTTTCTAATACAAGCTTGATCTGTTTGGGGAAAATCTCACATCCGCCGAAACCAAGCTCTGCGGCCACCTCTTTAAGTTTTACCTGGATCTTCTCCGCCTCGACTAACTCAGTCAGGAATAAATATAGGTGTGCCCCGCCTGATTTACTTCGGCAGACAACGAGAGGTATTTTCACGTCATCTAGTTTTCTCAGTATCGCGGAATGGTCTAGAGGATACTGGTCAACATCAATGGCACCCCACCA